TGGCCCTCGAGCGCGTGCCGGTAGCGTTTGGAAAACAGACGGGCGCGCGAATCGAACGCCGCCCGCGCGTCTTTCGCGTCCGCATTATTCCACATAGCGCGGGCGTAGTCCCTGATTGCTCGCCGCCAGGACGGGGCGAATTTTTCAAAAATGTTTATCACGAAACATTAACCCAAGTTTTTCGACTGATTATCATTTTAATATTTGAAATGGACACTTCAAAACAGGCGGCTAATTCCGCTTTTGTTAAATTAAATTTATTCTCTCTTATGTTTCTAATAATAGCGTTATTTAATTTTGCCGCCGAACCTTTTTCACCTTTGTTGCTTTTTAACCCGGTTCTATAAGCATGTTTAATATTTTCACTTGTGGAACAATACTCCAGATTATTTAAATAATTATTTTCTTTATCTCCGTCTTTATGATTACAATCTAAAACCGATTCTCCAATGAACGATTGTAATACAATCCTATGAACTGAGTGATGTTTTATTTTTCCCTCTTTAGATAAAGAAACCGATAAATACCCATCTCTACCTTTCCCCGGCTTTAATAAAAATCCTTTATGACTTCTTGTGACACTATTCCATCCCGCCATCCATTCTTTCGGTAAACTTCTCATTCTTCCAAAATTTGAAACTTCATATAGCCCTTCATAATTCTTTACCGGTTTCCATATTTCTTTTTGCATAAAATCCTCCTAACTTAACGGTTTCACCAATTTAGTATCGGTATGATCGTCATTGTCAAGACTATTTCCTTCATTATGCGGTTCGACTTCGGGAAATGTTATATCATCGTCAAGAACTCCGATCTGCTTGAACGCTGGTGTTAATTCTTTATATTCAAATTGTCTAATAAGCGTTTCCGTTCTCTTCGCTTTCAAGTCTTCGCGTTCCTGGTCTGTTTCGTCGTATATGCTTTCAAAATCAATATCAAAAGCGTCTTCACTCACGCCACACGCCGCAACTTCCGTATCGTTACGAATGAACGTATTCACAACAAAGCGGGCCATCGGTTCAATCATGCCGATTTGAAACCGGCTGCGGACGTGCTCATTGGTCGCCGCAATCTGAAAAGCGGCCTGGCTGTAATTCGTATTCCCGCCGCCAAAAAAATACTCAGGCGACAGGCCCGTCACCGACGCCACATAATCCCGGAATACCCCGGCAATGTTTCCCGTTCCCTCACTGATATTGTTCGTCAAGATGTCCATTTGCGTCCCGCGCGCCTGGGCGATCGGCGTTGACACGCCCATTGTTTCCGAAAGCCGCTGTAATTGCGCGCGCATCGCGGAAAGCATGGTGTCAGTTTGGATATCACCTTCCATTTTTTCAACAATCACCTGGGCGCGCACAAGAAGGATTTTTAAAATGTGCACGTACAAATTCCACGCCTCCGCCGCCGCCCGCAGTTGCGGCACCCGGTTAATGCCCACGCCGAAAAGCGGTTCAAAACCGGGACACAGAAAAAACGCGCTTACACCATGTTTCAATTTCGCGCCAAAACAGTATAAGTCGCCCACGCGCGTTTGATTATACGGCGCGGTCAATCCCGCATAGCTCGCGCCCATGCCATACGCGAATTGCGTATCATTGAACACGTTAAACGTCACCGTATCGCCGCGCTTGATCGGCACAAGCAAGGAACCGCGCGGCGAAAGTGTGCTATAAAATAGCATGTCTTTAATCACCGCTTGCAGTTGCGTTTTCTTAAACACGTTTTCCAGCGCTTCTATAAATCGCTCGTTTTTCGATTTTACCGTAAATGGATTTTTCATCGCCATTGCTATGGGACGATCCACCATTTCGGAAAGCGTTGGTACAGATAAATATTCCGAATAATTCACGCGATAGGGCGTATAATCGATGTATGATAATAGGGTAGACGGATCGGACGGCGTATTGATTTTCACCGCGCCGTTGGAATAGACCGAATTGAACGCGGACGAAAAAGCTTCCTCAGCGCGTCGCGTCGCTCTCGCGGGGGGCCCCGCCTGTTTCTGTAATTCGGCCAGGTGGTCGGCGTTGACGATCTCGGTAACGTATTCCCTACCGCCTGCGTTTTTCAATCGTTTGTGCTCGCGCAGGGCATAAGCGTATAAAAGCGCGTTTTCACTCGCCGCTTGAACGTCGCGCACGTTCCGCGCGTCGTTGTACTCGTTCACAATGCCGGTTATCACCGCGTCAATGTTCGACGCGCTCAGTGTGTTCTTGATCTCCGCAACCATCTTTTGATTGAGCAAGACTTCATCGCGCGGCAGCAAGCATAGTTTTTCAAGCGCGCTTGTCATCATCGCAAGTTCGGTTATCGGCCGCACATACTTCGATTGTTTCATTCCGCCACCTCATAGCTCAATTTCTTTTGTAGTTCGCCGCCCTCGAACAGCGGTTTGTCAAACCCTTTCTTCTTAACAGTCGCGGGTGCGTTGTGTTGCAATTCCCCGCCCGCGTCGATTATCCTTTTCGCCTCCGCAACCGCTTGCCGCCCCAGATCTTGCAACAAAACAATTTCCAGGCGCTTCGCGTCGCGCGGATTTCTCATCACATTTGTCATGTAGGCTTTCATCCGTTCTTTGACGAATTTCCCCGCCAGGCGTTCGGCCGCGATCCGCAATACCGGGCGGGGCGGGATGGTGTCAGTCCCGAAATGGTTCCACGCGAGCACGTCACCAAACGTTTCACCGTTTTCATATTCACCGGGGAGCGCGCCAAGTCGTACCTGCATAATTTCACCGCCTTAATATTTTTATCGCCGCCGCGTATTCCGCTACAATAGGCGACGTGGCCAAATGTTCAATCGCGCCCGCCAGGCTATCCGGGCAGTCGTCGTGTGGCGCGCCTTTGTAATAGCGCGCTACCTCTAGCGCGTAATCGGCTTGCGTACCTTCCAGCAACCGCATTTCCGGCTTATTAGCTATCACCGTTGCCGCTATTCGTTCATGCTTGTTTCGGTACTGCCGTTTGACCGTCCATAAATTCTTTATTGTGTACCGGCGCTCGCTCGCCCGGAAAGCGTCGATGAAGAAAATCGACGTGTCCGCAAGCTGCGATTCAATCACGCTTTCCACCGGCGTAAATCGTTGGAAAAAATCTAGAATGGTGATCCGCGTCGCCTCATCCGAAATTGATTTCGGCAATTTCATACCGGTGAACAAAATCCAACCACGCTTATTAACGCCGACAACCGAAACGGCCGTCGCGTCCGTATCCGTTTTATCGCTGAATGACGGATCGATAAACGCCACGCAATATTGACAATCCCATGTATCCACCGTATCGAACGCCCCAAGTGTGTCCGTGTCCTGAACGTGCCGCAACTCATAATTACAACACCATTCCGCGTAGGGCAACCGATCTTTACGCGCGCGTATCTCAATCAATTCATCATCCGGCATTGTCACCGTGCCGACCGGAAAGCGCCGCCCCTCAAAATACTTTTCTTCAATGGTGGAAAACACGTCCTGTTCATGCCAGGGCGTACCGGAAAGCCGCGTCTGTCCAAGCGGGTCAATCAAATTGTTCAATTCCCGGAAATACGCCTTTGCCCATTCGCGCGCCGCCGGGCTGTATCGGTCCTCAATGGTTACAATATCGTCCGGCCAGATATAGTCAAAGTGCGCGCCCGTGATCGACGCACCCACGCCCGCCGCCGTAATCGACGGCTCCGGCGTCACCGTCCTTTTAAATGCAAACGTCGTTCGCTCGCTTGACCATACGGTCGTTTTCGCGTCGGTCATATTCCAGCGTGAAAACGTATACAGACGCAATATGTCGTTCGTTTCAAAATGCCGTTGAATTGTTTTCAAAACGTCGCTTGCGAGCGACAGATTTTTACGAACGATCAAAAGACGCATTGCCGGATTGCACAAAAACAAAAGCACCATCCCGACGATGCCACACGTCGTTTTATAGCTGCCCCGGTGGGCTTGAAGAACGCCAAATTTCGCATATTGATAAAAATGCTTTATCCATTCGCCATGCTGCGGCGACAATTTATCGTAACCGAGCATACGGCCGAACTTGTGGGGCTCGGCTAACCACGCGCGCAAAAGCGCTACATGGTCAATCTTCTGTTTCTGATTTAGTGACGCCAAATTCTTTTAATACCCGTTGGACGTTTTCGTCGTCGGTATTGATGGTCAGGACCGTCTCGGTTTTTACTTTACTGCCTTCAATCACGTCAGCAAAAGTCTTTATCATTGATACTGTGGAACTGTCGCCGCGTTTCAGAACTCTATCTATATACTTGTCGAACGAATCATATCCTTTCTGTCGCGCAAGATAATCCGCGAGAATTGCGGACATAAGCTTCTTTTCTCGTTTAGCTTTTCCAGACGCGATTCCCCCTTTTTTTCCAAGAATCGCTGCTTTTTCGGCGGTTATGCCGCCGCGCTTTAGCGTGGCTTTGTTAGACATAGCTTTTCTCCGTACGCTTCCAAATAAAGCCTTTACTTGTAGGTGCCCTGGGCGTAACCCCGGTTCGTCGTGCCCCACATTTGGCGCGCGTAAATCTTATCGGGCCCGGTGTACTTTTCCCCGGTGAAGTGTTCGGGGTTAAAATACCACGACGGAAATATTTTTACTTTCGCTTTCGTCCGCTTGTACATTTCCCCCATGTACATATTCCCGGTAGTTTTCCATGGATCGCCCACGGTCGCTTTTCGCTTCAATCCATCGATCAGTTCACGCGCGAACAAACTACCCTTTACGCTCGCGTGCAGCGGCGAAATAAGGCCGGGCCGCACCTTTTCATTTTCATACACACCATAAGCGTCGTAATCGTTATAGTACAATTCATCAATCGGCGCGAGGCAAATAGAATCCGCGCCGACCATGAAACCGCCGTTATAATATAATATTTCATACGTGCATACGTCGGATACGCCATGCCATATTTTCCGCTGTCTGAAATAATCCAGGTGCTTTTGGTTCTCCCAACATACGCCAAAAACCTCATCGTTTCCCCATAGGCGATATTCCCATTGCGGGTGTTTTTCCCGCCACGTATCCATCCATTTCAGCGGCGGAGGGAGCGGCCCCACCCATAATTGATGAATAATCTTCGGTATCGTTACCGGCTCGGGGCCGTCGATGAATTTCCATACGCCCGCACCGGGGGCGTTGCCCGCAATCGATGCGATATCGCTACGGTGGCCGATAAGGGAAGGAACGGGAAAAAGCATTTTCATCCCGTTTCGTTTCACATACTCCGAGATACGATCATCGTCATGCTTTGACTTTTGGCGATCGTATTCCCGCAGCATGGGCGCTATGTGCGCCACGGGTAAACATATCGCCACGCCGCCGCGCGTCACGTTATCAGTATAAACGCCATCTTTCGGCCAAATGGGCGAATTGTTGCGGTCTTTCTGCAAAAAGAAATTATACCCCTGAGCCGGGCGGCCGTCCTGTTCGCGCTTGCGTTCCTGATCGGCGATGAAAGCCTCCGCGCGCTCCCGGAACCGGTCACACACGATACTGTCATCCTGAATTACAACGTGGTGCGTGGCCGCCGGATCGTGGAGCATCCACGCCGCCCGGCTGTTTGCAACAAGGTCATTTTTCTGGTCAATACTGAATTGCGTTAACGGAATATTGAGTTTTTCGCACAAATACGGGAAAAATTGCGCGCGGGAGGGGTGCGCCATGACTGAAATAGATAATTTTATTGTCTCCATGCGTCTTTTACGACACATACCGGTCATTTGGTCAAGTGTTTTTTAATACGGTCGGTTCGCGTCCCCCCCCCCCTCCGTCCCCTAGAATACTTCCACACAGGCGTCCGTCCGTCCTTGACCGTTTGGCACTCTTCCCCGGTACGCTATTATTATTTTCACCGCGCGGTGGTAGTCATTAAATTATTTATAACTTTTCACTGTATACTGAGAGGACGGACGGACGGGTATAGAATGCAAAAAAGTCCATTTTTATGGGGTTTTTGTGTTTTTTTATTCTGCGCGAGGCGTCCGGGCAGTATTTTTTTTGGGCTGAAAATCGATATTTTTTGATTTTAGGCTGTTTTTTTCATCGCGGAAAAAATTTTTATGATTGAAAATATCGTCGAAAAAACGCCTTTTTTGCTGTGTAGTGCCCGGACGTTTGGCGTGCCCGGACGCCCAGGAACGGGTAATAATTTAAGTTATTTTTTATTATATTCAATTAAAATGCTTGACAACGCGCCCGTGTGTCGGTATGGTTTCAACATGAAAGCGATTAAAGTTTTTACCGTACCTAGCCGAAAGGTTGGAAATCAAACTGTAATAATTGATGCAGAAGATTGGCCGCGCGTACAAGAATATAAATGGCGCGTGGTAGTGAAAGACGGGGAGACGGCCGCCATCGCGGCGGAAACGTGGGGCGGCGGCAAGAGTAAGACTAAAATGTTGAAACTGTCGCGCCTGATAATGCGGCGCGTTCCTGAACACTCGGACGTTGGGCATCTGGACGGAAATGTGTTGAATAATCAAAAGACAAATTTATATCTTTATAAAACGTATAATAGAAAACCCGTGCTGCGCCGGGGGCGGCCGGTACGGTATAAAGAGGTTAATAAATGAGACGACGCGGAAGCCGTGGCCAACTTATAGAGTTCGACAGAGCGCTCGTGGAGCGTGTGGAAACGATGAAACGCGAGTTAGGCTATTATCCGTCATTACGGCAGATAGGGCAATCGTTCACGCCGCCGTATTCGCACAGCCAAGTCTTTAATCGTTTGCGTTTTTTGGTGGCTGAAAATCGGCTGTCGGAAAGCGCGACGGAAGTTTATACGGTAAAATCACATAAAAAAGGAGATTCAAATGACAAAAGCAAAACCAATACCCGCCGTAAAGTCAAACGGTAAAATCAAAAGCCCGGTCCTGGTCGTTTCGCCGTCCGCGTGGATGGTATGGGAAAAATGCGCCCTGTCATTGCAGGCCGTAAAATCGCCGCTTGTTCTTGAACGCGACGAATACGCAAAAGAGGGAACGCGGCTGCACAAGTTGATTGAACAAACCCTCCTGGGCGCGAAGCCGGACGTGCCCGAGGATGACGCCCCCCTCGTTCGGTTCGCCGTTGAAACGACAAAACAGATTCTTGACGGCAATCCGAATTTCGCCGTTGAAAGCGGATTGTCGGTCACGATAAAAAACATCCGTTTCGACGGTACGGCCGACTGTATCGCGACTAAAAACGATATCGTTTTCGTTCCTGATTTCAAAACCGGCTGGCGCGAGGTCGAAGCGGAGGAAAACCATCAACTAAAATTATATGCACACATGGAAGCGGCGCGCAATGACAAAATTAAATGGTGGAAAGGGGCCATTATAAACGCCCGTTTTAATTCCGTTTTCTTCACCGAGGGCGAAATCGATCCGTACTATCTCGCGAACACGGCAAAAGATATTCTTGCGCGTACCGCCAAAAAGCAATTCCAGACGGGAAACCATTGCGCCTATTGCCAACGCCTGACCGTGTGCGCTAAAATACGCGCGGAAATCGCCAAATGGATCAAGCCCGGCGCGATCGACGGCCTGACGCGGGAACCGGCAAAGCTCGCGGAAGCGCTGCGCCTGGCGAAACCGGCCGAAAAACTTTTTGAGACAATAAAGAAAGAGGCGCAACTATTTATCGACCTGGGCGGCGCGATTCCCGGCGTGACGGTTGAATATACGGCCGGGACGCGGGCGTGGCCGCGCGATTTGTCAATAAAAGAAATTGCGCAAAAAATCAACCTGCCCGTGGAATTGATGTTTGATACTAAAACAAAATCCCCGGCGCAAGTGGAAAAGGCGGGCGCGGATAAAGACGCGGTAAATGCGCTCGCGATCCGGCCGCCCCGGAAAGGGTTTAAGTTTATTTAAAAGGATGGTATAAAATGAAAAAATGTTTAAGTCGAAAATTAAGTGGGGCGTTATACCATATAATTAACGGCGAGCGAATAGAAGGACCGCATGATAATGTCCGGGGTAACGTAACCGGTATCTGG